AGTTACAGTACTAGAAGTTACAGTTACTACACTGCTTGTTATGGAAGAAATATTATTTGCAGCAGATCCTGTTGAAACCAAATATGACACTGTTACTGTATCATTTTGTGTAATTTGTTTACCGTAAGAGCTAGCATAATCTGTAGAGTTTTTCTTTCCAAATACTACTAAAAATCCATCAACATTTCTTTCAACATAAAATACTTTACTAGTAGAATTGGGTGTTGTGGACCCATCATACCTTGTCCAAAGTTCTCCGTTTACTTTAACGCTAACAGTTCTTGAATCGATATCGGTTCCTAAAAAGGAAGTTTGTTTAGTTGTGTCAACCGTTATTGGTAAATTGTTTGCAGCAGAAAGAGCTTCATAAACCGTAAAAGTAGAATTTCCACTCACAACAACATCTTGTATGGTATAAAAATTATAAGAACTACCAGTAAGATCTCTTCCTGTTAAATATGTTTTATAACCGTAAATAGTTGCTGAACCGGACACAGAAACTGTTGATGTTGCAGAAGTTTTGTTGGGAACTAAACCTCCTAACATATTTGTGAGTTTTATCACATTACTTTCAATCTGTGCGGTATCCAAAAATGTTTCATTTGCAATCATGTTTGTATAATAACCGTAAAATAGGGTATTATACGCAAGAACATCCAACAGAAGATTCATGGCACTTCCATTGAAATCATAACCAGCAAATTCTGTTTTAGTGCTTAAATAAGATTTTAAAGAAGCTTTTATGCCATCAAAATCTAAAGATGAAATGTTTATTTTTGGGTTTGCCATGATTGTTATTGCATTTCTACTACTACGGTTTTAATTAAATTTTTATCATATATGGGCGAAAATGATACGGTTATTTGTGTAGTTCCTAATTTATCAACCATAATATCTATATTTTGTATTACAGCTCTTGGTTCTTGTACTTGAAGTTCTCCAAATATTCGCATTTTTATAATTTGTAACTGAAAAGGTAACAGTGTGGAATACTGTAAAAAATTTGCATTAGATCCAAAATTAGAATTAAATATTTTTTCGCCCTTAGTTACTGCTACTATATTTTTAATAGACTGGGCTATAGCATTCAAATCATATTTCACACTAATATCGTTAGATAGAACATTTAGTGTTAGATTATAGTCTATATCAGTGTAATACTTGTTTTCCATTTTTGTTATCTTTATTTATTGGTTTTATTGATTAAAAATATCGGATTTAACGTCGGGACTGATGTACGGATAATCTCTCATCAAATGAAGATACATGGAATGTTTTCCTGGTTTTATAATTCTTTCTACCTTATAAACCATCCAAGACCCTTCGTATCTGGTTTTAAGAATTTTTGAGTTCCTATTATCGATCGGGCGGTTTATTTTAATTATTTTTCCTGGTTTGATTGTAAAATCACCATTTACTAATATTTTTATTCGTTGATACTTTATAAGAGCAACTTGGGCTTTTCGATACAGGGGTGTATTTTCTGGTGTATTCCAAAAAGTAGCATTTGTTTTTGAATATTCTAAGTAGTGCGGAAAATTCTTACCAAAAGACACAGCATCCGCTTTAGTTTTTAATTCTGGATCAATGTCTAATATGCTGTTAGTATCCGGTACATACCAGGCATTATCAGTAAAGATACCATCGCTTTTAGTTTTTCTAGAAGCGTACGGAAAAAATGAAGAGTTTACAGGAGAACCTAATCCTTCTTTTAGAGTTAATCCTTGTGTTTCTTGGAATGGACTAAAGTATTTTGAATTAAAGTTATTTAATGAATCTGTTACAGCAAATTTACCATATTCTGTAGAACTTAAACAATTGTATGTTCCGTCTTTATTAGAATAATCAATACCACCCCAATTAATATATTCTGTATTATTAAATCCATTTTTTGTTGAAAATTCTTGTTTAATAAAATAGCATTCTTCTGATTGGTTTCTGGCTCTTTCTAATTCTTCTATTGTTGGTTCATCAAAGGAGGGTTTCATGTCCTTTAAAGCTAAAGGACAATTGCAATCAGGGTATTCGTTTGGGCAATTTAAATTACTAACAGGACCCCAAATACTCATACAATCCAGATCACTGCTAACTGTGGTTGTTGTACTGAATTTAGTTGGAAAAACAGTAAAATAATCACGATTAGATCTGTCTTCGTATGAAAAATTTAATGATGTTATACTATTATTTAACATGTAAAATATTTATTTTAAAATTAAGCATCGCAAGTATCGCAGAAACCGTCGTGGGCATTTTCTGTATCGAACAAAAATAAATAATCTCTTTTTATTGGCTCTATGTAATTTGGATTGTTTACTGTTTGCGATGTTACTTCTCCTGTTTCTATATCACTACTTTCTATTGTTAATTTTTCTGGTTGAGGTTGTGGGAAGTTATTGAATGGCATATCATTAATAGCCGGTAAAATTATACTCTGAATTGATTCTTTGGGCACAGCAGACATTTGAACAACTCTTCCAGCATAATAAAATCCATTATCCGATGTGGTCTGTGGAAGTTGTCCATCATCTAAGAAATTTGGACATTTATTTGAAATAACTCTAAATTTACCGACCGGTAACATTTGAGTCTTTTGGGGATATTTAGTGTAATTTGTTAAATCTGGATTGGTATTGATATCCGCTAGTATATTTGATATACCTGGATTCATTATTATTGTTTTGTCTGTGCCAGATTCAAAGTTATTTGGTATTCTTGAATTTAAAATTTCATTTAAATTGTAAGCTCGATTATCTTTTGTGTTTATAGTAACTTCTTTTATTATGTTCACACCAGCAGTAGTGCCTGCAATTAAATTAAGTGTTTTTTGTTTGGATATTTCTCCTCTTAAAGCCCATGGAGATTGTACGAATATAAATGGAAATTCTGATGCATCACTTCCAGCAGTTTCAAATTCTATAATTTGATTGCCACCTTTTAGCATTTGTGTAATTTTATTTGCGTATGATTCTGTATCAGAATCGTATTTCTTTTCTTGTGGCCAAATTTCTACTTCTACCCAAGAATAAGACCAAATTCCACCAGGGTCTTCGCTAGTATACGATCCAGCACCAGTAGAACCGTAAATTTTTTCTGCACCTGTTATCACAGCAAAAAAGTTGCTGGGAATAGTTCGTTCACAACACATTTTTTTTCTGTAAACATCCCACATTGCTTTTTTGTTTTTAAGATCTGCGTATGTTTTTTGGTATTGTAATGATTGATTTTTAATATCTCTTACTAACATTAAAACAGATCCAGGAGCTTCACAGAAATCAAATTGAGACTGCCAGTACTCTTTTTCTGTGGTATGGGTGAATGTTTTTAATTGCCAATTTGTTACAGATTTAGTATTATTATACGGTGCTGAATAAAAACCAAAAATATTTTCTACGTGTTTATTCGCAAAATAGTTGTCAAAAGATAATAAAGCATTTCCAGTAAGCCCGTGTGGTGTGTTTTGCGTTTCAGCAATAACACTAACCGCACCAGTTTTACTGTCTATTGATATACTTGCTATACCTCTAGTGTCACTTATTAAATTAATTTCTTTTTGTAAAATACTAGTTTTTTTATCACCTTTCAATCCATTAATATCATACCATTTTTTAAAATCTATAGTGTAATTGTAATTTATTGTTTTGACAGTAATGCTTTGATTAATATCAACAAATCCTCTATACGGATTTGCCCAATTTGGTTTTATTCTGTCGTAAGTAGAGAATAAAGCACCACTATCTAAAAGCTGATTAGTATCACTGTCATTTAATATTTCCATAGAAAACAGACCGTCTTCTGAAAACTCGTCTAGTTGTGGTCTGTATGTTGGTATCGGTGTTTCTGTATCTTTTAATTGTTCTTCTATTAATCCTTCTATGCACTTAAAATTCCATGTATCTAGATCTTCCCAAAAGAAAAAATTTACTGCATTTGGATTATTGATGTAACACGCGTATTCACAAATATAATTCATTAAATTTGAAATTCTTAAATTGCTTGCGTCTTTTAAATAGGGGTAAAACGCAACTTCGTGTAATACGGATATATCATTAAATGTTTCATGAGCTGCTAGTGGTTTTTTAGTAAACACACTAGCTTTTTGCATTATAAACTGAACAAATCCTTTTTCTTTGTCTTTTAATTGTTGAGGAATAGTTATAGTGGAGTCGTATGGTGTTAAAATTGGACTTAGATTAGAACCACCCTTTGTTGCTTTAGAAATTTTACCAACAAAATCATCAATCTTCACATTAAAATTTCTATAAACAAATTCATCAGAAACAAAATTTAAAGTGATTTTAGTTGGTGCACCGGAAGGACCGTGTGTTATTTTTTGCGCTAAATTGCTTTGAGTTGTTACTTCTGTTATTCTAAAATTATATAACTTACCGTCAAGTTCTAATCGTAACCATTCTTCAGTGCTTATATTTAATTGATCTATAATATTAGAAGAGTCTACAAAAGAAAACGAACCACTTATGGTTTCTGCAAACATATCTTCATTTAAAAAAATATCTTCTAAACCAAAATAATCGTCTCTGATTGATGCTTCTCTAGGCCATAATTCAAATGTAGAACCATCTCTTTTTTCTAGAGTAGCTTTTATTTTTATGTTTGGTGAAGATACAGCCATGATAGATGTTATCAGATATTAATATTTAACTGATTTGTTGTTGGTAATTGTGCACTTATAATTGTTTGTATTGTTTGAACGTTGGATGCGTTTAATACTTTTAATTCCAAATCGTCTTGTGTTTTTTGTTTTATTGCGTTTTTCTTTACAGTTATAAACTCATTATTTTCTGCGTTTGCGTAGCCAGGTAAATATACATCTTTCCAGTTGGATCCTTGTGTTGGATCTAATGAGTTATTACCTTGAATTATTTCTACAGTGGAATCAAAATATCTCTGTATTCCCATCAATTGGTGTTGAATTGTTTGTACGTTATAATAAGTATTGGTGGGTGAAGTGCCTAATATAGTAACAGAAGTACTAGCTGGATCTATGTTTCCCGTTTGTCCTAGTAAGGCCGGAAGAACATCAGGATAATTATAAATTTTTACAAAAATTCGTTTAAAATCTGTATCTACTCTGTCTATAACTCCAACATATTTTTTATTTGTTCCAGATTGTTTGGCTACTATATGTTCTGCACCAGAATTTATTATTGAAAAAGTTCCAGAAATACCGGAAGGTGTTATTTTTTGTAATGTTAATCCTGTAACAGTATTTTGATACACATTTCCAATTTTACCCCAAGTGACCATTTTTCCATCAGTAGTAAGTGCAGCAGAATGATATCTTCCTGCTGAGATTTTAGAATATGTTCCAGAAGGAATATTTAATTGACCGTCTGTAGTTGTTCCGCCACCATAAATTACCCCATTATCTTTCAGGGCTAAGAAATGATTATAACCTAATGCAATCGCGGTTATACCAGTGATTCCTTGGTTAAAACCAGTAAACAAAGAATTTTTATTTGGTCCCCAACCGGTTACACCGTAATTTTCTGTTCTATTAATTGCAATACAATCTTGTTGACCAAAATCAATATCATAAAGCGAAATGCCAGATGGTGTGGTTAGTGAACCAAAATAAGTAGGAGTACCATTTGATTTTATAGCAACACCGGCAGTAAATCCTTCATTGAAAACTACTTTAGTAAAACCAGTAGCTCCAGAATATAATGAATTAAATGTAGCACAAGATCCAAAACAAGTAATTCCACCATTAGATTGTATTGCTAAAAGACCAGAATTTGTAGAATCAATATAAGTACAACCAGATATAGTTGTATTAAAATAAAGACCACCATAACCATCACTTACAGTGTTACTGCTGAATGGGAATGGATTTCCACCCCAATAGTAAATGGATCCGGTTTCTGTTAAAATCCCTGTATTAAAAGATCCACAAGATATTTGTTTTATTCCAGTTAATCCATTGACAACCGGATTAAAACTTTGGCGTTGGTGTGGTTGATCTGTTCCAGAATTTGCGGGAATTTGACCTGCACCAAATAATTTTAATCCATAATTAGAATCGCCAGTTTCTAATACAATTAATTGGCCCGGAACTATTTGTTGTGATACGACATTTAAATCAACACCATTATATGGATCATATTTATTGTCTGTGTAACCAGGAATACCTGGTGGTGGATTGTATTTTGAAGTATTTGCAAACTGGTAAATTAATCCAGGATAATCGTTTTGAAGATTTATTTCTAATTCTGGATTGGAACCATTCCATTCTTTTAATGGATTTCTAATATCGTTTGCCAAAAATGCTGCCCAATAATAATTACCTGTTTGATATATTCTGTTTGAAAATTGATCAGGTCTCTCATCGTCTATTTTATTTTCTGTATACAGAACAGGATCTGTGGTAGTTAATTGTACATTTTTAAATACATCCAATACTGTGAATGTTCCTCCACTAAATCCGTAATTAATTGTAGAAAAGTATTGTAGCATATTAGTTTATAAGAAGGATGAGAATCTTTCGGATCTACTGAGCAATCCGGTAGTACCATCGCCCAGTTGCATTGCAGGTTCTAGTTCTATGAATTGTAATTTTATATTGACAGCTAGTGGTGTATAATCTGGTGTCATGAACGGGGTACGTCCAATAGGGCTACGATTCACGTCAACACTTCTTAGTACAGAAACTAAAGGATTGCCGTCCCAATACCATCTAACAGGATCTATATTATACCCGTTTGCAAAGAAATACCATAATGGAGGATGTCCCATATTCAAAACAGACTCGGTGAATGCGGTAGGATACATGTAAGTTTGAAACGCTAATGCTATACTGTTAATGGCATCAGCTTGTGATTGGCTTTTGGCCACTAAATTCATTTCAAAATAATGCGATCTTCTGGCACCAGGAGTCAGTACAGTTTCTAAGTGATCATATGATACGATTCCTAATCCCCGAGTAAACGAATTGTCTTTTTCTTTTCTTGCTATGTCCACTTCTCGTCTTCCGAATAGTCCTTCCATGTCCGGATAACTACCAGAAACATAAGATTGAGTGTTTGCAGTAGACAGAACGGTTGGATAGGGAACCGATATATCAGCCGCATAATTACCCAAAATATACCCTCTAGTCCTATTTTGGGAAAATGTGCTGTACGGAGCAGCTAAAAACGTCATCCAAACTGGAATTTCGGTAGCAAATATGTCGTCTGGGAAACTGTATGATGTATCTGCCATTTATAAATATATATTGAAAATTATGGCATATAAAACTAAATACGAACCCAAAAATCCAAACAAATATGTTGGAAACAATTCTAACATCATTTGTAGATCTAATTGGGAAAGAAAATTTTGTAAGTATTTGGACGAAAATGACAATATAATTCAATGGTCCAGTGAAGAATTAAAAATTCCTTATATTTCCACAATAGATAATAAAGTACACAATTATTATCCAGATTTTGTGTTTGACGCAAAAATAAACCAAAATGAAGTAAAAACGTTCATTGTAGAAATAAAACCTAAAAAACAAACCACCAAACCAACTCCTAAAAAAAATAAAAGAGCATATTTAAACGAATGTATTACTTATGAAACTAATAGGTGTAAATGGAAAGCAGCAGTTTTATTTTGTGAGGATAAAAATTGGGAATTTAAGATTTTAACAGAAGAAAATTTATTTAAAACCAACAACAAGAAAGAATCCTCCACAGATGGCAAATAATTCAGTAAATGATTTAATTCAAATTTTTTCAAAAATGTCTGGATTTCAAACATCCAACAGATTTGAAGTATTGATAACTCCCCCAATTGGTTTAGATGCTCCAGCTGTTCCTTTATTTGCGTCTTCTATACAAATACCATCACACATAACCAATCATTATAAAGACACCATGGCCCCTTCTGGTGGTTACATTGACGTTCCTTTGAGAAGACAATATGATGAAAGATTTGTTATAGATTTTATTGTGGATACAAATTGGGAAGCTCGTAAATTTTTTGATGCGTGGACTGATTTGATATTTCCGGATCAACTTGGATCAAAAAATTCCTTAATGGTAAATTATTGGAGTAATGTTGTTGGGACCATATTAATAAATCCATTAGACAAAAATGGAAATACTGTTAAAACAATACAATTAAATGGCGCATGGCCAGGAACCATAATAGCCAATCAATTCACAAATGATGCTCCAAATACGTATCTAACACTTCAAGTTGATATTAATTATAGAAATTATACACTATATTAATCAATCAATTTGATCATAAATATTTAAAATGGCTCTAAAAGATTTTTTAACTTCTTCTTTACCCAATTATTGTGTTACCCTTTTAAGTGGTAAATCTGTTTGTTTTAGACCGATGTTAGTGTGTGAAGAAAAGGCGTTACTTTTGGCAAAACAATCTCAAGATAAGCAATCAATATTAAAAAACTTAATAAATGTGCTGTCTAATTGCTGTTCGGATGATGATTTAAAAAAAATAAAAGAAGTAAGTATAACAGATTTTGAAAATATATTTTTATTGCTTCGTGGAAAATCTATTGGTGAATCTGAAACGTTTCAAATTAAATGTCCAGAAACGCAAGAAAGTGTTCAAATAAAAGTTAATTTAGAAACTGATATTAAAATAACAGATAACAATCCAATACCCACGATTAAATTGAATAACAATCTTGCAGTGGTAATGAAACCCCCTTCGGTATACTCTTTATTTAAATACCCAAACTACGAAACAGACACAAAGCAGTTATTTGCCTTTGTGGGTTCGTGTATTAAAGAATTACAGACAAGCAAAGAAGCAATAAAATGCGAAGAAATGCCAGAACAAGAAGTTATTGATTTTGTGGAAAATTTAACCAAAAAACAATTTGATGATGTAGTTAAATATGTAAACGAAATATCAAAAACGTATATACTAGCAGAGTACACGACAAAAGATGGCGTAAATAGACAAGTTAAAATAAACGGCATATTCAACTACTTTAATTTTTTTTTTGATCACCTAAATTTACAACTGTTCTATAAACAACACTTTTTATTAAAAAATTATCATAACTATAGTTTACAAGAAATTGAAAATATGATTCCTTGGGAACGAACAGTTTACATAGAACAAATACGAATGTATTTAAAAGAAAAAGAACAAACAAATAAAGGATTTAAGGAATTATGATTGATCCACAACAAACTACTTTAAACCAAACCTCAGCACCAAAAATAGAAATATCACAAACACAACAAAACGCTTCTATTGCTGTTTCAGAATTAGAATTACAGGTTATTGCACCAAACGATCCACAACAACAAGTAAACATTAATGCCAAACCTATAGAAGCACCAATCAATACTAGTAGTTTTAACAAAACTGAAAATAGTATTAATGATGTCATGGCAAGAAGCGAACAATTAGAAATAGAAGAATCTGCTCCAATACTAGAAACTTCTTTACCAAATCTAACAGAAACCAAAGAGGATAAAGGAACAAGTGGTGATACAACTAAAACAGTTTCTACTAACATGATGATTGCAGAACCTAGCTATTTTAGCGAATTATCTAAAAAATATAAAGAAGCTCCTAACTGGAGACGATTAATTGGGTAAAAGAAAAGGCCCCTTTCGGGGCCTTTTTTATTCGTCTCCTAGAGACTTCAGGTAACTTTCAACATCCACATCTTCATCCACTTCCGTCTTGGGAGACGGCTTTCGTGAAGGACGAGCAGGTGCTTCATTCTCAATAGTGTCCTCTTCGGTGGCTTCACCGCGAACATCGCCTCCTAGAGCGTCTACGA